CAACCTGGGCGAGGTGTCCTACGAGTACGTCGAGGATGCGTCGGCCGTTGCCAAGTACGGCAGTATCAACAAGGACATCAAGGCAGTCGGCTGCTACTCGCAAGGGCAGGCGCACCGTGCTGGTAAATGGGCGCTGCTGTCTGAGCAGAACCTAACCGAAACCGTCACCTTCTCAGTGTCGATTGACTCGGGCATCGTGCTACGGCCTGGCATGGTGATCGACGTGGCCGATCCGGTCAAGGCTGGTAGCAGACGCGGCGGCCGCATCGCAGCAGCAACAACCACGACCATCACGCTCGACGACGCCACCGGCATCACGCTGGGCACCTCGCCCACGATCAGCGTCCTGCTGCCCACCGGCCTGGTCGAGACCCGCACCGTCAGCACTCTGGCTGCTGGTGTGGTCACGGTCACGAGCGCTTTCAGCGAAGCGCCCAACGCCCAGAGCATCTGGGTTATGGAGAACACCAGCCTGCAGACGCAGCAGTTCCGTGTCGTCAGCGTGGCTGAGGCCGAGGATGGCATCTACGGCGTGACAGCTCTGGCCTACAACAGCAGCATCTACGCCGCGATCGAGTCGGATATCAAACTGCAGACGCGGGACATCTCCAACCTGTCCGCTCTGCCTGAGTCGCCCACCGGCCTGACTGGCACGGAGCACCTGTACACCGATGGCCAGAACGTCCGCACGGCATTTGAACTGAGCTGGGTGCCGCCCACCCAACTGGTGCAGTCTTACCGGGTGATCTACCGGCTCGGCAACAACAACTTCTCGCAGATCGAGACCAATAGCCCCAGCACCCGCATCGAGGGCTTGGACGCTGGCACGCTGCAGGTTCGGGTGCAGTCGATCAACAGCCTTGGCGGCGTCAGCAACCCAGCGACAGCGACCTTCAACCTGATCGGCAAGACCGAGCCACCGGGCAACGTTCAGAACCTGACCATCGAACCGATCAGTGCCAACAGCGCCCGCCTGCGGTGGGATGCAACTGTTGACCTGGACGTACGAGTTGCTGGCCGTGTCCACATCCGTCACACCAACCTGACTGACGGCTCTGGGACCTGGAGCAACAGCGTTGACCTGATCCCTGCTGTCGCTGGCTACAGCACCGAGGCGATCGTGCCGCTGGTCGAAGGCGAGATTCTGGTCAAGTTCGAGGATGACGGCCGCCGCCAGAGCCCGACCGAGGCCAGCGTGATCGTGGACTTCCCGGATGCTGTTGGGCAACTGCTGGTGCAGACCCGCCGCGAAGATCAGGACACGCCGCCATTTCAGGGCGCCAAGACCGATGTCTTCTACAGCGACGACCTCGACGCGCTCACGCTGGATGCCACCGGCCTGTTTGATGACATCCCGGACTTTGACTCGATTGCGACGCTGGACTTCTACGGGACCATGGAGGCGCTCGGGATCTACGAGTTCGCAAACACCCTCGACCTGGGCGCCAGCTTTGCCCTTGACCTGAAGCGCTACTTCGTCACCCGTGGATACTTCCCCAGTGATCTGGTGGACAGCCGCACCGCAAATGTTGACGACTGGGCGGATTGGGATGGTGGGGTGATCGATCAGGTCAATGCCAAGCTGTACCTGCGCCGCACACCAGACAATCCGGCTGGCACGCCCACATGGTCGGCTTGGCAGGAGTTTGTCAATGGCACCTTTCTGGGGCGCGGCTTCCAGTTCAAGGCAGAGCTGATCAGCAACAATCCAGCGCAAGGCATCCTGGTGGATGAGCTGGGCTATGAGGCCACCTTCCAACGCAGGACTGAGCAGTCGGTGGGGGCGGTCAGCAGCGGCGCTGGCACCTACTCAGTGGCCTTCGACAAAGCGTTCTTCACCGGCACTGCCGGCTTGGGCGGCGCCAATGCCTACCTGCCCAGTATCGGCATCGTGGCGCAGAACCTGGCGACAGGCGACTACTACAACGTGACCAACGTCAGCAATACCGGCTTTGACGTGACCTTCAGAAACAGCGCTGGCACTGCAGTGAGCAGGAACTTCCTATGGACTGCGGTGGGATTTGGCAAGAGCGCTTAAACTGGTAGCAAAGTGGCCTAGTTATGAGCCCCCAAGCAGACTATGTCGTTGCGAATGGAACCGGAGCGGCGGTGCGTTCCGACATCAACGGACAGCTTGCCGCCATCGTCAGCAACAACAGCGGCGCCACTGCACCTAGCACCACCTACGCGTATCAGTGGTGGGCAGACACGACCACCGGCCTGCTCAAGCTGCGCAATGCTGCCAACAACGGCTGGATCACCCTGTTTCAGCTTGACGGCGAGTGGAGCACGTTGGCGGTTGAGAACGGCTCGGCCGCAGCACCGTCGATCTACTTCAAAGACAGCGGCACCGACACCGGCGTCTATAGCCCTGGCACTGATCAGGTTGCCATCAGCACGGGCGGTACGGTCCGACTCAGTCTGAGTACCACTGCAGTCAGCTCTGCGCTTGCGATTGACCATCCCCTCGGCGCTGTTGGCACGCCGTCGATCACATTTACTGGTGATCTCAACACTGGCATCTACAGCCCCGCAGCCGACACCCTTGCCTTCGTTGAGGGCGGCGTTGAGGCCATGAGGATCGATTCCAGTGGCCGGGTAGGGATTGGCACTACAACGCCAAGTACTGCGTTGCACGTTGTTGGAGGTGGGTATTTTACTTCCAATACTTTTCTGATCCAAGAAGGAGGAATATTTTTTAACGGAGTTAACGCCTTTAACACCGGTATTTATAGCCGAACAAATGATCTAGTAATGAACGCCGGAAGTTCCGAACGCGTCCGCATCGACAGCTCAGGACGCCTCTTAGTTGGCACGTCTTCTGCCCAGGGCAACAGCACAGTAACCATCGAACAAACAGGGGCGAACTCAGCTCCTTTGGCGCTTCGTTACACGAATACAAACGATAACCAGATTGGTATTGACTTCTATCGCTCAAGAAGCAGTAGCGCCAAGGTCGAAAATACTGATCCAATCATGCGATTGGATGCTTACGGTTATGACGGAAGTGCCTACAGGAAAGGCGCCAGCATTGAAGCAATAGTTGATGCGGCCACCTCTGCCGGTGATATGCCGTGCAGATTAGTGTTCTCCACTACCGCCGACGGAGCGAGCAGCCCGACGGAGCGGATGAGGATTGCAAATAATGGGGTTTGGTCTGGATTTAGCGATGTTGTTTTTAACTTTAGGTCGGCGCAAGCAGCAAGTGCATCAAATGCTGGGATTGACCTTGTCCATAGCGCAACGAACATCATTAATGGCACGCTTTCATTTCGCGTGTGGACAAACGGTAACGTTGTAAACACCAACAGCTCTTACGGTGCCATTTCTGACATAAAGTTAAAAGAGAACATTGTTGACGCCAATTCTCAATGGTCTGACATTAAAGCTCTTCGGATTCGGAACTATAATTTCAAGCCCGAGACTGGTCATGAAATCCATAAGCAGCTTGGGTTAATTGCTCAAGAAGTTGAACTTGTATCGCCCGGCCTTGTCAGCGCATCGCCCGATCGGGACGAGGATGGCAATGAAACTGGCGAGGTTACTAAGTCAGTTGCTTACTCCGTCCTCTACATGAAAGCAGTGAAGGCGCTGCAGGAAGCCATGGAGCGCATCGAGCAGCTCGAGGCCAGCAACGCCGCGATGGAAGCCCGTCTGGCAGCCCTTGAGAGCGCGTAGTCCTACTCTCTAATCACTCCACCCAACCACCATGCCCCACTACGAGATCAGCGCCCAGGACAACAACGAAGACGTGACCGAGCTGGTCAAGCACGTCGCTGAACAGGTTGAAGGCGTCACCGTCGAAACCAAGGAAGGCGGCAGCATCAAGATGACCGGCAACGCCAAGATCCAGATGACTGGTGGCGCGATCAAGATTGGCTAGTCATTCCCACTTATGACCCTGACATCCCTAGAAGACCACAACCGGCAAACGTGGGCCTTCACCACAGGACCCGTCAAGAACGGCATTGCCTGCCCGGACTGCGGGTCTGAACTAATGGATTCCAACCCATCAGTTTGCCTTACAAGTTGGCCGCCGCAGTGGAGCGTTCATTGCTCCAGGTGTGACTACAAAAGTTATCGACGCTAATCATGAAACATGTACAAACGCACCGCAACATTCAGTTTTTCATGCTGGGCCTATTAAGTGGGCCGATGCTTTTGATTGCAGCTCAGGCTCTTGGCAATAGCCGCTGAGCCCTCGTAGTCACCTTCACTAGACATCCGTCCTAAACTCCCACCATCACCCATCAACTCATGGCCACCACCTTTACCTGGCACATCGCCAACCTAGAGCGAGAGACCGCCGACGGGTTTGTGATGACCGCCCACTACACCGTCACGGCCGAAGACGGCACCTACAGCAGCGGCGCCTACGGGTCACTGGGCTTTGAGCGCCCGGACAAGCTAATCCCGTATGCCGACCTGACTGAGCAGATGGTGATCGGCTGGGTCAAAGATGCCTTCGGTGCCGAGAAGGTCACAGAGATTGAGGCCGCCCTGCAGGCGCAGCTTGACGAGCAGCGTCATCCCAGCAAGGCCAGCGGGATGCCGTGGCAGTAGGCGCTAACCTGAGTGCATGATCGAGCTGATCGCTGCTGTTGCTGGGGCATCCATCAGCGTGGCCGCGATGGGCGCGATGGGCTTCAGCCGACGCAGCGACGAGGCTCGTGATGCAGTGATCCGGCTCACCGCGGCCGTTGAGCACATCGCCACGCAGCTTGAGGTGCTTCATGGCGACATCAAGTCAGACCGCAAAGAAACCTTTGCCCGTTTGAATGGCGTCGAGCAGCGGGTGGCTACGCTAGAGGCACGCCCACACGGTTAGTTATGGACGCGCAAACTGTCGCCGTCATCGCCATCGTTCTTGCTGCTGGCAGCGAGATCATCGCGCTGACACCGCTCAAATCCAATAGCTGGGTGCAACTGCTGCTGCAGGCACTCAAGCTGATGTTCCCGAAGCGCCGCTGATCTGTGAGTAAATCACCAATCAAGCCCAGCGACCTGTTTCGCTACTGGAAGGGACTGCCGCATCAACAGGCGGCGATCTCTGAATTAGAAGCCGAGCTATTAAAGGTTGCGCCTGAGCTGTTTGACAGGAGCCAGCCTTGGTTCCAGACCTGGAGCCAAGATGGCAAGCTGCATAGCTATGAGGCGGCAGCAAAACTGATCAAAGAGTTTGAAGGGTGTCACCTGTCGGCTTACCCAGATCCGCTTAGCGGCGGCGATCCCTGGACTATCGGCTACGGCACCACTAGGTACAGCGACGGCCGCAAGGTGCAGCGCGGTGACAAAATCACCATCATTGAGGCCAGCAAGCTGCTGGACCTTGAGATCGAGCGCACTGCAGACAAACTGCGGGCGACGGTGCCGTACTGGAACGCCATGAACGGCGACAAGCAGTGTGCCCTGATTAGTTTTGCCTACAACCTGGGCTCGGGTTTCTACGGCACTGCTGGCTTTGAAACGATTAGCAAGCGGTTGAAGGAAAAGGACTGGGATGCAGTGCCAGAGGCGATGCTGCTGTACCGCAACCCCGGCACCAATGTGGAAGCTGGGCTGCTGCGTCGCCGGCAGGCTGAGGGACGGCTGTGGGGCGAGGCCGTGCAAGCCTTGCCGTACAAGGTAAAGCCCAGCGATCCGTTCAGCACCAAGTTGTCGGCACACTTCACCCTTGGTGAGTTTGCGCTAGGCGATCCGGCGCGGCGGTTTGTTGCCCAGCATCAGATCGATACCGCAGCCGAGCTGGCAGCATTCTTGGAGCGCGTGCGCACGGCATTTGGCGGCAAGCGCATCACGATCACCAGCGGCTACAGGCCGGCTGCAATCAACCGCGCTGTCGGTGGTGCATCAGGCAGTGAGCACCTATACGACGCTCCCAGCGTCGGCGCTGTGGACTTCTACGTCGATGGCGCTGACATCAACAAGGTGCAGGCATGGGTGGATCGAGAGTGGCCTTACAGTGTCGGCTATGGCGCGCCGAAGGGGTTCGTCCATCTAGGCATCCGAAAAGGCAGACCACGCGTGCGCTGGGACTATTAGACTGCCGTGTAAGCCGCTACAAACGGCATGGCGATTACGTCTGCAAGAGTATCGCCAGAGCTTTTGGAGATACGGATACCGTACAGCAGCACCAAGGAAGAGGCAACCTTTCTTCTGCTATCGGACATCCACCTAGACAATCCGAAGTGCAACCGCAAGCTGCTGCTGCAGCACCTTGAGGAGTGCAAGGCGATTGGTGGTCATGCGTTGATGTTTGGTGATGTGCTTTGCTTGATGCAGGGCAAAAAGGACCGGCGCGGCAGCAAGGGTGACATCAGACCAGAGCACCTCGGCGGCAACTATTTTGATCTGGTGTTCCGCGAGTCGGCAGACCTGCTCAGGCCATACGGCAACATGATCCTGATGATGGGCGACGGCAACCACGAAACCGCCGTGCTCAACAATCAAGAGATCGACCCGCTAGAGAACGTGGTCAGGCTCATGCGCAACGATGGCGCGGTCACCGAGCACATGGGTTATCAAGGCTTTGTGCGGTTTGCGTTCCGTCAACCGGCCGGCCGGACACGCCGCTGCACGTTGTTCTTTCACCATGGCGCATGGGGTGGCATCGTCACCAAAGGCACCATGGGGGGCGGCCGGTATGCGCAGATTGCGCCTGATGCGGACATCATGGTTAACGGCCATAACCACGAGCGCAGCATGGTCGCGCACCCGTGCTACCGCATTGCTGAGAACGGTAAGGCATGGATTGAGCAGCGCTGGCACCTGCAAACTGGCACCTACAAGCAGGAGTTTGGCGCTACGGGTGGATGGGCAATTGAGCGCATCGTGATGCCTAAGTCGCTTGGCGGGATATGGCTAACGCTGCGGCCACGGGAGCGCGGCGGCGTTGACATCACCTGCAGGCCAACGGTATGAGGCAATACGTCCTTGAGATTGAGTACACCATCGTGGTTGAAAGCGACAGCGACGACCCGGAAGCGGTATCTGATGATTTTGTGGCGCGACTCACTGAGTTAGCGCCGTCTAATGATCACATCCTGGGCTTATCGGTTCAGGTGCTACCCATTCCCGAACTGCGTGGATCACTCGATTGATGGCTCTAACCTCGTATCAAAACGCAGTGCAAAGCATCAATTTAGACAGCAAATCTTTGAGGCATGGCAGCATGAATGCGCGTACTGCGGAGTGCCGGCTGATACATTAGACCACGTCAAGCCACGCCATAAGGGCGGTGCCACGGTTGCTGGCAATCTTGTTCCCGCATGTCAGAATTGCAACCGTCGCAAAGGCAGCGAGGAATGGCGGGAGTGGTTTAACCGTCAGGAGTCATGGACTGTTGATCGCGTGCTAAAGATTCAGGACTGGTTGATTGATTCAACATCTGATGATAAAAGATAACTGCTTGCCAGTCTTGCGCGTGATCTTTGCACATGCCGTTTAGACAAACACGCCATACATTGCCGTATCTTTCAATCGTTGGTTCCAAGGGGCGTGCCTGCCAGCGGATTGCTCATCAGCATACGGAGGCGGGCAATGCCACGTTGCTCAATGGTGTGCAATCGTGTCTTGTTAATGCCAGTGGTGCGCTCCAGCTCTGACCAGGTAATTGGCTGATAAATCATGCGTGCTTTAAGGACTGTTTGCGTTGTCTCATCAAGGTATTTTGCAAAACATTCCATCACATTTTGTATATCTTGACGGATTGCAACGTCCTCTTGATTGGATGCAGGATCTGCAATTGTTTCTGCAATGGTGTGGCTTTCAGAGTCTGTGATGTATTGGTCAAGGCTTGTCACGCGATAGGTTTGCCGCAGCAGCATGGACAGATCTTTGGGGTCCATGTCCAGATGCGCTGCCACCTGACTGGTGCTTGGCGCTTGGCCTAGCTCATGGCCGAGATCTTGAATGGTGCGGTTGACCTTGTAAAGCATCTCATGCACGCCGATCGGCAGCCTGATCACGGCGTCATAAGTGATCAATGCGCGAGTGATGCCCTGCCGGATCCACCAGTAGGCGTAGGTCGAGAACTTGTAGCCGCGGGTGGGGTCGAACAGATCCACAGCGCGTGACAGGCCGATGTTGCCCTCTTGGATCAGATCCATGAACTCAAGCGTCTTATTCTGGCGCTTGTCGTACTTGCGGGCAATATGCACCACAAGCTGCAGATTGGACTGAATGAACCGTTGTCGGGCGCGTTCACCGCTGCGCACCTCGCGCTGTTCATCTTTTGTTAACGGCCTTTCCAGTTGTTGCAGTTCTTTAAGCCTTGCAACCCGTCTGCCAAGTTGTATCTCCTGTTGCGGTGTCAACAACGGATACTTAGCGATACTGTTGAGATAATCCTTGATAGAGTCCGACATGATGAATCCATTGGTTCATACGATAGAAGCACAATTTCACGGCGCTGCCAATGCCAGCATGTTGCGTGAGCTACATCAGCAGCAGGATTGGAACGCTCTATTGGAGTATGCGCTGCTATTAGCAGAGCAAGAGGCCAGCCAGCGATCGCAGATCAACTGGCTGGTGCGCGAGGCTATGCACTCATGCAGCGTCGAGCCGTGGCATCTGGCCGCGGCCGAGGACCTGCTTGGAGGCCGCGACTAGCCGGTCGTTGTTGTAGCTGCCGGTCAGGGCGTAGCTGAGCGCTGGGCGCTGGCTCATGCGGAAGAACACCATTTGGCCGATCTTGAGCCCTGGGTTGATCGGCAGCGGCTGCAACTGACGGGCATTTTTTAGCTCCAGCGTTAGCGCGCTGCCATGCCAGCCGGGGTCGGCGTAACCGGCGAGCAGGATCTCGTATCCTTCGCGGGCGCGGCTGGACTTTAGGAAAAACAGCCCGGCCACGACCTCAGGCATGACGAAGGACTCGATCGTCTGGGCAAGGATGAAATGACCTGGCACT